AAGAAAGAAGTCGGCAAAGAGCGTAGACTTTCTAGAGGGCTTGTTAGAACCCGGCAGAGGAACCTCTTCGAGGATTGTAGCATAGGGGTATATTTCACGCAAGATTTTTTTAGCTCTTACATGTAATTTGCTGCGCTTTTTTTTGTCGTCGTGAGGAACGTGACTCTTTGAGATATTCCAGTTACGTGTCCTGCCGTCAAAACCTACAGCTTTCAAAGCAATATGTCCCGCAAAGTCTCTTCTAACAGGTCTAACACTGGAGGGTTGTCTTCCAAAAAGGCTTTTAGTTTAACCTGACCTTGTAGTTTGAAAAAACTTCTCAGCGACTTCTCGTCTTCTAAGCTAACTTCTTTTTCTTCCAAAAACTTAGAAAGAACCTGAGCAGAATCAATAGCAAAGTCTAATGAATACCAAGCACCACTCACATCAATTAGACTAAAGTCTATTGCTTGTTGAATTATTTCCTGTACCTTATCAATGCCATGACCATATCTCAGATAGCTTACAGCTTCTGCGCCCGGAAACCCGCTTAAAGGGGAAGTTAATATATTCCAATGTATTACTTGTCCTATCTGACTTTCCTTGTCTTTCCAAGCCTGTATATATTTTATCTCAAGTTTAGTGTCAGCTTGATAATCAATTTTAACACCTCCATCAGATACTTTTTTCTTCATGCTAAAACCTCCAGTGTTAGCTATGAAGTGAGTGACCATTATAATAATTGCCCTTTGATTTCTTACTATGCCAGCCATTTTCTTAGTAAAGTCAGAAAGTATTTTCTGCAATCCCGGCCTATAATCACCCCTAACCTCATCATCTAAATCTCTTTGTGCTATCAAGGAAGATATAGAATCGAGTATTATGACGCATTGAGGAGTTTCTTTTACTATATCTTTTATAATTCCTAGATACTTTTCTGCACTAAGAGTTTCAGTCGGTGACTCTATTACATCAATGCTGTCAACATTAAGGCCATGAACACCCTCCAAATTGTTTCTATTCAAACGACCTTCAACATTAACATAGAATATAGGTCTGCTACCAAACTCTTTCTTCTGACAGTTTGCTGCGAATTGAAGAGCTGTTGTTGTCTTTCCAGTCTTAGGATCTCCAGTCATCTTTACCCAACTACCTTCTCTTATGCCTCCACCAAGACCATAGTCTAAGGCTGGACTAATTGGTATGACTTTAAGGTCTTTAATTTCCTCAAAGACATCTGCCCCACTTCTCATCACCTCGCCATATTTTTTTGTAATTTGTTTCTTTAATGCTTGCTTATCACTCATTAGTCATCCAATCTAGATCTTAAACTTTTTTTACCGAAAGTCTTTCTGGGCTTAGAATTAGAGGTGTCTTTAAACTCCAATGGGAGTTGTTTTTCCTCAGCAGACTTTCGCATTTTAAATTTTTTAGCTTCTTGTTGTAGCAGCTTGGTAATAGATTTATTCCTTAACGAATATATTCTTTTACCTTGAGGGCTTTTCAGAGCAGAAATTATAACCTGTTCATCAAACTTTCTTAGTAGTTGATAGGCTCTGGTTACTTGACTTCTGTATTCTTTCTTCCACTTCTCTGTGTTCCAGAGTTTATCTGCTGGCATACCCTCATTTATGCTCTCAGCTTTTCTTATACACATCATTTCAGCTATGTACTGACCAACATCACAAGGTTGACCAGTTGTGGAATGTTTATAGTTCTTCTCCATTTAACGAACCCTTTTTATAAATCAACATTTCTCCAGAGTCTTTTAAGTCTCTGTCTTCAAAAGCTTCCGGCAATATAGCGGGTAAATTCCATTTTCTTACCCGAAGTCTGCCATCGTTTAAATAACCAATCTTAAATGAGTGGTTTGTGCCGCCAGAGAACATGAAGCTTCCAGCGACTTTGCAAAAGAAATATCCATCGTGATCTGATCCAAGATCGACTTGATTAGATCTATTTTTCAATTTCATATTTGTTATGTGAAGATTGTTGTCTTCGCAATACTGTTTCAATCTTAGCCATGCGCTTTCTGGTTCAACGTCTGGCCTTCCATCGTCTTGATATACAGTCTCTCCGTTTGACAACTTTACGATCCAGATAGGATTTGAGTCTGCATAAGCACTTATATAAGGATCAATTTTTTTTGATACTGTCATTTTATAGTGTGTATGTTATTGTTTTCTTTTGTAGTTTTTCTAACTCTGGTTTCGTCTGCGACTTGGGATGCTGCCTGTGTCATGACCACAACACCTCTGTCTTCTTTGCGACCCATAAGTTCTCCAGCAGGAGTTTTCTTTTCTGACTTACTTTCTGTGACATGAGAGGTGTCTTTTTTAAGGTCTAAATGTTTTTCTACTAAAGCTTTAGACCTATTCAGATCCTTTGCTATTTCTTCAGCATCTTTGTCTGAATTGTTTTCAATGTAGAATAATTCTATTTTTGTAAGCTTACCAGTTTTCTTTTTAGTAGACATCAATGTGACTCCTATTGGCTCTTGTCAGATAAACAGAGTTCTTTGTTTTGAGATATGATAGATAGGAATCAAATGTATTCTCGTTAGTTTTTTTGAAAGAAGCCATAGGTCTTTTCCTATCGTCTATGCCGTTTGGGTCTAAAAATTGACCCCTATAAAACCTGACGTAGTTATTTGACGCGCTTTCAAGATTATGCGTATAAGCATATGCCTTAGCTTCTGAATCTACAATGTCACCATTTCTATTGTAATAGATGTGAGATTCACTCTTGCTTCTAAGAAATTCAGCAACATTTTCATTTTCAACTGCCATTATTTTCCTCTAATTTCTGCTGTGGTTATGTCAGTTTCTGGGTCGTAATCCATATGTAAGTACACGCTTTGGTTTCTTAATTGTTTTTTGCTTAAACCGAGTAGACCATACACATAATCACCAGAATAAAATTTGTTAACCCAGCTTTCACCACCACATTTTGGGTCATCACACTTGCATTTTATTTTTACGTTTTTATCTGATTCACGAATTTTTAAAACGTTTATCAGCTCTTTGCCGCAGTCAGCACAAGTAATCGTCTTTTCTACAACAGCTTCAGCTCCCCGTTTTTCTTCAGCCATTCTTATCACCTTTTATAATATAATTGGCTTTTTGTTTTTCTGTCATATTGGATATTTCGCTCTTGTTAGCATCGCCAGATTTTTGCCACCAGCTTTTTTCCTTTTTGACTTTTCCTTCTTCTTGATAAGCCCTTTTATCTTGAAGTTCGTAATGACCCATTTTTTTAGTGTTTGATTCAGAAAGCTGACCAAGAGTTGTCGGCTCGCCTTTTACAAAACCCATAGGGACTTGATTGATTACTATTTTAATATTTGAACTACCGCACTTACAAGGCTCTGGGGTCTTGCCAAAACCATGTATTCGTTCAAATTCAGAACCGCAGTCATTACATAAATAGTCGTAAGTTGGCATTTAGTGATACTTTATAGGTTCATCATAAAGAGCGTTTAGGATTCGTGAAATAATTTCATTTCTAATTATATCATCTTCTGTCAACTCGGCAATACCAACGCCATCAACACCATCAAGACGTTCTAAGAACTCTTCTAAGCCGCCCCTATCTTTAACGGCTAAGTCTGTTTGACAAGTGTCACCATTAATAACAGCTTTTGAGTCCCAGCCAATTCTAGTTATAAACATTTTAAGTTGTTCAAACGTAGCATTCTGTGCTTCATCTAGTATGATAAAGCATTTATGAAAGTTTCTACCTCTCATATATTCGAGAGGTACAACTTCAATCTTGCCTTCTTCTCTGTATGCTTGAACCCTATTAGTATTTAACCTAAACTCCATCTCTTCTAATACCGGTATTAAATATGGATGGATTTTCTCTTCAAAGGTTCCGGGCAAAA